TTACAAACGAATAAGCGGGCACATATGCCCGCCGCCCCGCCTAGTTAAATCTTAGATAACGCCTGCTAGATAACCCTTTTCTCGCAAGTGAGTAGCAACCTGTTGAGTAACTGAGTACTTCTGTCCAGCTTTAAAGCTGTAGTTGTTTCCTGCACCAAGGGTCATGTTTTCAATATCTTCAACAACTCGAATGACCACAGTTGCATCGGATCCACCAACTTCAATTGGTGAGTCAACAATTACTGTTTGACGATCTGGGACTGTTGCATCAATAACTTCTGTCTCAAGCTTGATCTGTGCTGTGGCTGACGCCATAGACATAGTTGCAGCTTTTTCTTGAAGTACTTGAGCGTTTTCCTCGAGCTGGGCTTCACGGGCGCGACCTGTAACATCGGTCGGTTTGACTTTACTTGCCATTTGTATCCTCCGGTTTAATGTCTGAGTGTTTGTGTTGGGCGGGGGCTTTTACACCCCCGCCTAACATTTAAGCTATTTAGTTGTATTAGTTGGTTTCTGCAATAACAACAGACTGATCTGTGATTAGACCAAGACCGAAGATTGAGTACCAAGCAAGTGCATGCTCACGACCGAAGTCAAGAATACCGCCATCGCGGAGTTCGACTGGAAGAGAGATAGCGTGACCGAATGCGTTATCTCCAATGAAGATAGCTGCATAACGATCTGAAGCACCGTTACCGGTCTTTGTTGCTGGGGTTGTGTAACCTCCACCAGGAGTTACAACTGGGTTAGCAACTGTAGTATCAGCTGAGTAACCAGAACCAGCACCACCAGCAACCTTGAGAACCTGAGTGGTCTCAATGAATACTGTGTCGTATAGACGGCCGATCTCACCAAGCATGAAGTTACCTGGAGCTGCGTACTTTGTGACTTCAATGAATTCTGGATTGTCACGAAGCTTGCGGCTTTGGTGTGGGTGAATGAAAGCAACATATGTCTCACCGAGGCGAGGGATGTTCTTGGTTGCAAGTGTCTCAACTGCGTCCTTGACTGTCTTAGGTGTCAAGTTAAATGCACCTGTCATGGAAGCGCGGCTTGTTCCCTTTGTACCATCTGCATACCAGTTGTTAACTGCTGAGAGGTTTGAGCGATCTTCACCGTAGATTGTTGATGTAGCTGCATAAAGTGTGTCGCGTGAAAGCTGATCTAGATAGATAGCCATGTTACGACCTAGAAGACGTGAGGCTGAAGCCATTACGTCATCGAATGAAGCGTTAAGCAAAAGCTCTGATACAGCAAGAGCATATCCATGCTCAGATACTGTGATTGAGAATTGCTGTGCTGTAAGTGCGTTAGTCTGCATGCGAACACCTTCAACTAGTGAAGTTGCAAAGCCGAGGTTGTTGTAACGCATGAAGTTGATCTGAAGACCAGGTGCAACACCTAGTTCAGTCTTCTTTACCGCGAACTGCTCAAAGCGCAAGATTGGCATGGCCTGGAAAAGAATTTCCTTTGACCAAATTGTCTGGATCGCTTGAGTCAGCTGGGTATTTGTACCTGAGTACGCTGTAGGTGCTGCGGCTAAATTGCCGGTACCTGTAATACCTGATGCCATTTAAATTGACTCCTTGTTGGGTTTGAGTTTGAGTTTTGGTTTAGCCTAAAAGCCCTTGAGTCTTTCCTTGAGCTCGTTCGCTCAAGAGTCGACTACGGTATTTTGAGTATTCGTTCATCGGCATTGCTGCAATTTCTTGCGGCGTAAAGTTACGTTGCTCCGAATTGGTTTCCAGTGGCCCATTGGGAGGAGTAGTGATACTCGTTCCCTTCATTTCTTTTCTAGCGTTCTGCATTGCAGATTGCGCTGATTCAAGAATTCTTGCTGAGCGCTCTTTAAGATTTTCCACACTAGCCTGAAGCTCTTCACGGGAATTACCCTGAATGAGATCTACTAGTTCCGGAATAATGTTATCGCGCTCTTGGTTGAGAACTTCTTGTCGGTAAGCCTGAAGGTCTGCAAAAGTCTTTTCCCGCTCCAGTAGAGCGAAGGCTCGTTCGCGTTCGACACGCTCACGCTCCAACTGCTCCTGCAACTCTGAAAGTCGAGCATCCGCATAGGACTTGGAATCAAGCTCTGCTAATGCTTCTTCTCGAATTCGTGCAGCTTCTGCTTCCGCTTCTGCTGCTCTACGAGTTGCTTCTTCTTCTTTTTCCTTCTTGATTGAGAGAAGTTCTTCCTTCAAACTTTCGATCTGAGGGTAGAGCTTTTCTTTTTCTTGAGAACGTACTTTGGCTAAATCTTCATCAGTATAAAACTTCTGATTATTTACCTTTTCTGTAGTAGTAACAGTCGGCGCGTCAACGCCCGACACATTTACGACTGGAGCTGTTCCGGCCTCTGCTTCAAAAGCAACTGCCATTGTTTCTGCATTTTCCATGCTTACATCCTTCTGTATCCTAGGGGTCGTTTTCCGAATGCCCTTACGGGCGTAGCACATGTGACCTAACGTTTATTACTATGTATTTTCTCTATTCAGTACGAAATTGTCTGCCTAAGTAGGTTTATTTTTCGTACTCTTCCGGAGGTCGTCTACGAGGTAGTGCGGTTCCGTAAGCTTCTGTTACAAGGGATGTGCGGAGTGCCGCTTCACCTTGCTGGGCTTGCATATCTGCCCCATCCATAAGTGGTGGTACTCCAGCAGCTTGTAGAGCTCCGCCGCCACCTGCGGTCATAGCTCCACCACCTGCATTTACTCCTGGTCCACCCATTTCTGGGGTAGCCATTCCACCTGTTAATTGCATAATTTCTTGTTCGATCTGTGTTTGAAGTAGCTTTAATGCTCCGTCAGATACAGCATCGTCACGAAGTTCTTGGCGAATTTCTTGTAGCTTTTCAGCTGGGAACTCTTCACCTAATGTGCGTAAAGCTCCCTCTTTAGACTCTAATCCCAATGACAAAAGTGATTGAACTTCGTTCAAAGCAATCAACTTATCTAGTGGGAGAGGCTGTGGGAAGTGAACATAAGATTGGTACGTAATAGGATCTTGTGGATCTAACTTGTCTAACTGACCAGGTTTAATAGGGGTATTTACTTCCGCTTTCCAAACAAAAGTTTCTGGTTCCTTAATTGCAAGGCTTCTTAAAATTAACTCATTTACTCGCTCTAGTCCGTGAGCATATTGAATGATCTTTTGATGGTAGCGGTTCATCAAAGGCTGGAACTGAATAGATAATGCCACGCCAGATGTGTTTGAAATTGGCTGCGCTTGGCCAAGAGCTGTCTCTGGAACACCAATCATTTCGTGCATAGACTTCTTGATTAAAGCCAAGAACTCCATAGCTCCCTTAAGACCTTGAGATCCGCCTTCTAGGTTTTCTACCTTTGCGTCTTTTGGTAGTCCTCCCCAGACTTTATTAGCGCCTTTCTCAAGTTGAGAAGCCTTTGCACCGATGATGATTGTGACCGGCGCTGCGTGATAGTTAACAATGTCAGCAACATCCGTAGCGGTCTCGTTGTAAGTGCGGTTAATATTGATAATATCATTGCAATCAGAAAGACCCCAAGGGCTGCCACTAATACGCACATTTGGAATGTGAACAATAGGAATTGTCCCGAGCGGGTTCGGGCGAGAGTCAATAAGTTCGTCGTTGATGTACTCTTCAATAACATCGTCAGTTAAGATTTCTGTGTAAGTAAATACTTGACGCGTTCCTTCAAGCGAAGTGCCCCAGAAACGATACTTGAGCTTAAAACGAATAAGGCGCTCGCGGTCATGAGGATGAAACTCTGGAAAAGCGAAAGATGAGTTAAGAGGAAGAATACGCACACGGCCAGGGTGGATAAGGCCAGAGGGATCAGTCCACGCTTCTTCATAAGCAACTTTAATAAAGCAATCACCTGATACACCGCCTTGTTGTCCGATTTCCCACAATACTGTGGCTTTGTTGTTATCTACTTCCCACACACGCTCTAGTAGGTCTGGGACAATAGCTTCTGTTTCTTTTGGGGATCTAAAATTAACGCCTTTACCAAAAGTAAAGTTAAGTACAAAGTCGGTAAAAGCACGATAGTAATTCATTACCATCTGAGTTTCGCCTGTTTGACGGCGATATGAATAGTGATGGCCTAGATACATTGCCCAGTTAAGGGAGTAACGATTTAGACGTGGGCCATGGACTTCAAACTCTTCATCTGCAAGCTCTACTAAACCAAGCGGGGAGATGGAGATTGTTAAATCAGAAGAGGCTGCCCTATAACTGGGAGGGGAGAAATCAATACCGCTACCGCTCACCAAAACACCCTTCTATTGTTAATACGCATAGACTAACACAAATGTCGACAAACCGCTAAAAGTGGCGTCGAAAAGATTCACCGGCAATGGTTCCCTTGCCAACTGGCTTGGTAACCTTTTTCTTCATTGCCTTTTCTTTTTTCTCTTTTTCTTCTTCTACGTAGTCTCTGAATCGAGGATCAATGTCTTTCTTTGAGTCTACAAACTTTCCACCCATCTGAACATACTTTGCGTGTATCCAGTGAGCAGATGCAGGAGATTGTTTTGAAAAACGAGTTTTTGCTTGGGTTCTAACCATGTTGTAAAGCTTAGGGTTGGCAGGTAACTGCTTTGGACCCTCTTTTACTTCTTGACCTCTGATCAGCATTTTTAATCCTTATAAAGAAGTTCTCGCCCCCGCCACGTATTCGCCGTAGAAACGGGGGACGAGAAACTTTATTTAATTAGTCCTGGACTACAGCAGGGTTCATAGCACTCTGACGAGCGCCGTTGCGAATAACTTCTTCGAAACGATTGTCGCCGTGATCAGCAAAACCTCCAGCAGCAAAGTCTGTCAAGTTCTGTGGTGCTTCTACCCATGCAGCTGAACCAACGTGTGCGCGTTCACGCATTGTTTCTTCAGCTGTCTTCTGCCAAACAGGTGCATTGCGATTAGCGCGACCTGGTGCAGGCATGTATCCCTGCATTGCTCCGTTTGTAAACTGAGCTGGTACGTCTGTGTCTGTTGCAATGCCTTCTTCGAAACGAAGTGGTCCGCGTTGTCCTGGGACAGCGCCTGCCATCTTGCGGTCGTATACAGCTCCTACTTTTTCAGGGAACTTTGGATCTGGTGCAATTGTCATTAATGACTCCTAAATGTCGGTTGAGGACCTCGGTAAAAGTGTCCTACTTTTAAGAGATATAAACAGGCTAAAGTGTAAATTATCTAAAAAATGGGGATGAGGAGACTTCTACCTGCGGCATTGTCAGATCCATGGTTAGGGCGCAAGCAATAGCCAAAGAGTCGGCGTAATCGTCATGAGCATGGGCTTCCTCTGGGGCATGAGCTAAGAAGTTAGGGCCTTGGAACTTTGTTTCTAAGTCTGTCATTTGTTGATAGAACCTTTTCCAGGTTCTAAGGCGACGGGTTTTTGCGTGAGCTGGCCACCCAACCATACGTCGATCAATTAAAGCTTTTAGGTGCTTCCAACGCTTTGATTGCTCAGGTTGGCTGCTGCCTATTGAATGAACTTCAGCTCTTGGTAGAAGAAGTTTCATTCTTTGAGCTACCGCGTCTCCAACACCATTAGCGTCAATACCAACAGCTAATACGTCATAGTTATTTAAGAAGTTAACAATCTGGAAGTACTGATCTTCCCAGTCGTCGCCTTGAATCTCTAACCAGTTAAGTACGCGGTGGTCGTAATAACCAAACTCATCTGGGCGATCCCAATCTACCCAGACAACTGTAACTACTGTGGAGTCAAGCTTTCTTGCAGGGTCAATTCCCACAACGACTGGTGTTCTGTGCCAAGCTTTAACAGTTTCTTGCGAGGTGTCACCGAGCTCGTCCATAATAGCTGATGTAACGAACATTCCTCGCTCCAGCAACCATTTGCATGAGTACGACATCTGGAACTCATCAGAGTCCTCCCCAATACGAAGCATCTCTTTTTTAATAAACTTGCCGTAGTTAACATTTACTTTAGCTACGTCTCGCCAGTCCC